TTATATATAATTAATTTTTTTATAATTCAATAATATTATAAATTAAAAACTTAGTAGAATTATCTAAGTTTTTAATATTTATATTTTTAATTTTATCTATTATACAATTATATTTAGCGATAACCAAGATTTTATATAATTGTTCCAATAAAATATCTATAATATATTTATAGATATCTGGGTTATATATAATACTAATTACATAGTCTGCGATATTATTTAGCAATATTAAAAGTTCTCCGCTTTTATATTTAATCCAAATTTTATTAATATTATTTATTCCACGTTTCCACTTAGTATATTCGCAATACATATCATATTCATCATTCAATATTAGAAGATTGTTTTCATATATATATCTCGGCGGATCCCATTCTTTATTACTTATATAATTATTCCAAAGTTTATCAACAATAGTACAAATATATTCCTTATTGAATAGCGTAAGTATATTGATATATAGTTCGTCATCGCTCGTTTTAATATAATTCCATATAATCATAAAAATATCATCCATATTATCGTTATTATCATTAACAGCAATAATTTCTTTAATTTTATCGTAGATATTGTCCTTATTTTTTATACTTAATTTATTTAAATTACCTATCAAACACCGTTTTAGTTCGGATTTCTTGGTAAAATCAGGAATTATAATATGAAATCTTGATTTAACCTTAGGTTTATTATACTTCTCCTTATTATTATATATTTTTTTTGCCCATATCATTTTGGGGTCATAATAAGAGTTGAAACACGAATATGTATTTTTAATATCTACAGCTTTATCCAAAATATTGCGTGGTACATCTATGGAATTATAGATATCTCTAAAATGTTCTATACTAATCTTTATGATTTGTTCGTCCATTATAATTAGTTATTATAAATAATCTTATATATTGATTGCTATACTTAACAGAAAATGAATATAATAATATTACATAAAGCAAAAACAATAATAGTTAATAAAGTATCAATGATGTATGATATAATTAATAGATTAGAAAAGCTATATTCGGACTATCTTGTATATAGAACTATAATTGTATGTGATAATAATAATATAGACAAATATCTTATTATCCTAAAGGAGAATAATTATGATAGCTATGTATTAAAAGAGTATGATGATGCGATAGATTATGATTCTCTTGATACGAGAATATTTTTAATAGAAAAGGGGAATTTTATCGAATTTATCGAGAAATATATTGAAAATAAGAATAGGGTAAATGTTGATATAGATATACATAGATATGGGGCATATTTTTATAATTCAATTATAATACAATTTGATAATGATAATGATAATGATAATGATAATGATAATGATATCATAGGAGAAACCGAGAGAATTAAAAGAAAATATAAGGAAATATCTAATAATTATGATATTATTATCTAATAATAATTTAGAGGATTATAACTTATAGAATATTAATATGGCGGCAAAAAAGAGTTTTGGAAACGATATATTTATTATGATTTCAATAATATTCTTTTTACTATTGGCAATTGCCGTTTTATTTGCATATAATAAAAATAAAATAATGGAGGCTTTTACAGGCGAATCTGCTGATAAAAAATATAGAATGGAATATTATTATATGGAAGGCTGTGGGCATTGCGAGGATTTTAGTAATTCTGGAGTATGGGATAATCTTAATAGCGAATATGGGGATAAATTAGAATTTAAAAAATATAATATGAAGGATTGTAAGGACAGAATAGATAAATATGAAATATCAGGATATCCAACTATAATAATAATAGATAAAAGCAATTTTGAGAAAAAGTTAGAAGAATATAATGATGATAGAAAATATGAAAAAATGAAAGCATTTGTACAAAAATATGCAAATATGTAAAATGACAATTTGTATTTATATTCATAAAAATAAGCATATAAGCCTATTAATAAAACTTTATAATAATAAAGGGTATAAATAAAAATGGGAGGCGGATTGATGCAATTAGTTTTGAAGGGTAATATGAGCGAATATATTACCTTACAGCCACATATTAATTATTATAAATATGTTCTCAAAAAACATACTAATTTTTCTATGGAAACGATTGCTGTTACTTCTACAGGTGATAGCAATATAGGTTTTAAGCCTTCTACTTCTGAGTTGCGGATTAATTTTAAAATAAAGCGTTACGCTGATTTATTATCGGGCTTGTTTTTAACATTTAAAATCCCTGATATATATTCGGATAATATATACAAGTTCAGATGGGTCAATAATTTGGGATTCAATTATATCAAGGAAGCCCGACTTAAAATAGGAGTAGTTAATATAGAGACGCTATATGGCGAATGGATGAATATATGGAACGAACTGACGAGTAAAGATAACACCGAATATAATAAGTTAATAGGAAATATCGAAGAATATACGGCACCTTTCAATTTCGTTCCAAAATACAGAGTGTTAAATAACAGGCTTTATAACGTTACTTATCCTGTATCAAATTATACGAAAACACCTGAAACACCGAGTATAAAAAAGAGAAAAATACAGGTTCCGCTCAATTTCTGGTTTACTAAGAATCCTTCGCTCGCCCTTCCATTATTAAAATTAGAGAATAATGAAGTTGAATTAGATATATATATTAATGATTCAGCTTTCGAGGGATTATATCAGGTATGGAGTAATATATTGAATACATATGTAAGTCCATTAATGTATAACGCAACACACAGCCCTACTGTACCTATATCAATTGCTACATTTGTAAAGCCAAGCGATGTCAATTTTGATGTTAATAACGAGCTCTTATGTACCTATGTATATTTGGATAGCACCGAAAGAAGCAGTTTGTTATTGAATACTAACCAGATAAATTATATTATTAATACAGTTAAGAAAACGCAAGCAGTACCATTAAATGATAATCATACGCTGATAGATATAACAAATGCCAATCATCATATTAAGGAGATTATATGGATTACGCGAAGGAGCGATTCTATCAAAAACTTCAATAATTATACTAATTATACAGGGTCTCATGAATATAGCGAGGGGCTTGGAATATTAGATAGAGCAGCAATATTATGGAATAGAGAAATATCCCGAGCTGATTATGATGCTACCTATTATAATCAAATAGAGCCTCATAAATATCATACTAATATACCGAGAACAGGAGTATATTGCTATTCATTTGCTTTATTTCCAGAAAAACAGATTAGTTCAGGATCTTATGATAATACACAAATTACTACTTCATTATCTGTAAATGTAAATCCCGAGGTTAAAAATGATAACAAATATACATATATTACTAAATCATATAATGATATATTAAATAGAGTTTATCCTGTCAATTTTGAGATTACTATATATGTAATGGAAATAAATGTATTGACTGTTCTAAATGGTGGTGCTGGCTTAAAGTTCAGCTAAATGATATAGCTCGGTGTTTGCTATCAATTATTTTTATATTCTTTGATATAATTAAAGTATTATGGATTTATTTGTTTTGATACTAATAATTGTATTTATATTTATAATAAAATATTTGATAGATACTATTAACTCTCTCAACGGGGAGATAAGAGAGATTAAAGAAAAATGTATAATAGGAAGTAAAGCCGTAGGTACGGGAGGTACGGGAGGTACGGGAGGTACGGGAGTGACATTTGCAACAAATACAGAAAAACCAACGGATAATGTCAATAACGAGTTAATTAAAACCCTTGTATATTTCAAAGACTACTTTGATAATAATAAGTAGTTTTATTTACTTGCCAAAAGTATGTAAATACATATAAATAATATAAGCGTTTATAATTAAATGCCGAGAAAAAGTAAAAATAGTGATGTTAAATCTACAATAGATAAGAAAAAGGGCTTAATGAATACTATTGTAAAAGATGTTGTATTGGTTGAAAATGAGGATATTATATTACAATTACCTATATCTGATAATGATATAAATAAAATAAGCGTTACAGATGAACTATTGGAAGCCCCTTCACCATATGAGCCAAATTGCTGTTATATAAATGAAACAAATTTTTATAATACAATTCAGGATAATTTGATTAAAGAAGATAATGATAGAGATACTAATATAGATTATAATGACAATATTATTAAATCTTCAAATAATTGCTATTGGTGTTGCTACCCTATAAAAGACAGAATTTTTGGGATGCCCTATAAATATAATATAACAACGAATACTTATATATTGTTTGGAAACTTTTGTTCATTGGAATGTGCCAATGCGTATAATTTTTCATCTCATTGTGGGAGCGACAAAGTATGGGAGATAAATAGTTTGATACAGATGTTGAGCAAACATTTTGGTTGTACTCGTCCTATACGTCCGGCACCTTCGAGATTTTTGCTAGATATTTTTAATGGCCCTATGAATATCGAAGAGTTTCGCAAAGGTCATCATACAAATGAAAAAACGCATCTATTAAATTTGCCTCCTATGATAGCAACTACATACAATTATGAAATTGTTAATACATCTTATCTCAAAAACATTACAGATAATATGAATAATAAAATTGAAACAAAGAAAAATAAAAAATGATATAAGGAAATTAATACAATAAATATTGTGAATTACCCAAATTGCTATTAATAATGACTTCTATTGATAAATGTTGTGCTACGACTGCTACGGAGATGGCATCTTTAAAGGCTACAGAGACTGAAAATATATACTTTTCGCAGTATAGAGTTTCTACTATAACTTGTAATGCTAATATTGGCGAGGATATTAATTTAAATTTGAAGATGTTGTTTGAAAACATTGCTATAATTGATAAGGATGATACAGATGGTATTGTATGGGCACAATATATGAAGGATGGCGAGGATTTAAATCGCGGAACATATCCTAAGAAGAGGAGAAATAGTAAGAAAAATAAAATGAAGAAAAATAGGTTTGATAATCAGGTTACTATTATATATAAGAATGAAAAATATATGCCAAATGTGAAAATATTTAAGAACGGAAATATTCAAATAACTGGAATAAAGGTAGTAGAGGATACTGTTATTATTGTTAATCATATTATAGAAAATATAAAGAAGATCTATTATGATATTAGTAAAGATATTATAAATAATAGGGAAGATAATTATAAGTTAAAATTGAAATATCAGAACTTTAAAATTCGTATGATTAACTCGGATTTCAAGATTTATTGCGACGATTCTCTTAGTGTTCCGTTCGGCTTAAAGAGACGCGAGATACACAATATATTTATTGGCGATTTATATAATAATAAGTGTTCATTTCAGCCTGGAATATATCAAGGGGTTAAGCTAGAATATTTCTGGAATAAATGCAATGAAAAAAAGAACGGTATTTGTTATTGCCCTAAGAAATGCTATGGAAAAGGGAAGGGAGAAAATATAGGAGATTGTAAAAAGGTTACAGGGGCATTATTTGAGAGTGGTAGTATATTAATTACAGGCGGTGTATCTTTTGAGCAAGTAGATGAAGTATATAAGTATATATGCTCCTTCTTGATTAAACACAAAGATACTATTAAGAAAATCCAACCAACAAATCTTGCCGTTCAAGAAATTGCGAGCTAAGAGGGTTGTTTAACAATTATATTATATTTGTTGTATGACAGCTAAAATTGAAATTATCATTACCGTTAGCTGATGTATATTTTTTATATTTATCGGTATTTATGTGATTATTTCCCGGTCTATTATAAGACGGTATGTGATGGCTAGCATAAAAATGTGAAGCATAGACTGTTGCATCGGGTTCAGCAGGGGGCATTTTATAGCTATTGCCCCAGGGTTTTTTATCAAATAAAACATCACCTGTATATAATCCTGCATTTTTTGGCCGAGGAGGTATGGGAACATTATGGCTATAGTCTAATTCGGCGTATTCTAATTCTTTTTTCATTATTCTATATATAAAATAGATATTATTATATAAAGATAAAATTGATAATTAATTTAAAATAGTATGAGTACTGAAAGAAAAAGGAGAAAAGTTGCCGATTTTGTAAAAGATGGTATGGAAACCGCGGATATAAGAGCAATGGTACAAGATATTGTATTATATATTACGGAAAACAAGGGAAAAAATTCGTCTCACGATGAGCTATTAAATAAAATGAAAAAATCTATTGAGGGAATCTTATTTTTTGAGGAGAGATATCCTATGTTATATGCTATGGTTACAAAAGAGGAGGGGTTTGAATATAGTAGCCTTGAATATTTTTTAGAGATGCGAGAGAAAATTGTAAATAATCAATTAACATCAGAACAGGCATCAAAAGTAGTAGGCCAAGTATGGTTTGACAAGTATTATAAAAAACCGGATGGCGAAAAATAGCTGATGAATTAGATTGTGGCTCTAATATATAATCAATTACTTGATTTATTTTTTTAGCTTCTTCCATAGATATATAATATATTACATATATATTACATATATATTAACGAATATAATTAGAGTATCCAGTATTTATTGAGACACTGAAAAATCATTATTTTTTTCAATTTTAAATTTGAGTACATCTTTTTGTTTTTTCAAAAATTTCAAAAGTTTTTTAGAAATTGCAAAATAAATCGAGAGATGTACTCAAATTTTAATTTTCAAATTTTAGAGAATTTTGGCTTCTTTTTATGACATCATAAATGTACTCTAAGATAATTGAAGATATATGATATATGGATAAATTTGTTATATTTTGAAAAAATTTAAATAAAAATTGACACTTGATATTATTTAAAATATTACTATCACAGTCAAAGCAACTCAAAGCAACTCAAAGCAACTCAAAGCAACTCAAAGCAACTCAAAGCAACTCAAGTCTAGCTACTAAACAGTCTATCAAACTTCTAAAGCCTTTCCGTGTTTTATCAAGAAGCTTTTTAAGAAGAATGTCCGCTGTCGCTACCCAGACTTTTGCCGCTATTTACAAGGAACGTATGATGAATATGCCCGACGAGCTCAATGCTAAGAAGGACATTGATGAATATTCCAAGAAAATTACCAAGGAAATCAAGGAAGAGGTCAAGAATCTCAAGGTTGAAAAAGCTGAAAAGAAGAAGGATGATAAGAAAAAGAAGAGGAACAATCTTGACGAGGATGGTAATGAAAAGCCAAAGAGGCCTCTTACCAAGTATCAGCAGTATATCAAGGATAATCAGCAAAGGATTCGCGAAGAGTTTCCTGAGCTCTCAAATACTGAAAGGTTCTCCAAGTTGGCCGAAGAGTGGAAGGCTTACAAGGCAACTCTTGAGGTTACTGAAGATGCTGCGGGAGCTGAGGAAGCTGAGGAAGCTGAGGAACACGAGGAAGCTGCGGGAGCTGAGGAAGCCGAGCAAGAACCTGAAGTTGTAGAAGTGAAAGAAGATGAGAAGCCTAAGAAGCCTAAAAAGATGGCTAAAACTGAAAAGAAGAAGGTCAAGGATTCTGAGTAAATAGGCTAATACATCCATAGGTTAGAATAGGTTAGAATAGGGTATATATTTTTATATTTTATTTATTAGTTTTGCTCATGGTTTTTGCGATTGCTTTTTGTTTCATTAGGTCTTTATAGTCTGATATGTGATACAATTCTCCTTTATATTTTACATATTCCATCCGTGAATTAGGCATTTTATAGATTTTCATTTTTTTTCCAAAAATCTCCTTATATATACTATGTTTATTTTGAGACACAATAGGTTTATTAGAGACCTTTTTGCTATTTATTTTATTCTTTGAATTTTTTTTATATCCGGCTGTAATTTCTAATTGAGACATCTGATGCGCCACGTCACTTTGATCATCCAATCTACCCTTTATAATTTGCGCCCAAGCTTCCTCTTTCTGATGTTTTTGCCACATTTCTTCATTCATTCTTTTTTCATATTTTACTAGATCATCAATCAAGATATTTTTTACTGAATCAACAGCATCATCATCCTTAAAATTTTTTTTAAAGTCAGCACTATTCTTAATATTATTAATATATAGATTAATTACTGTGTTTTTTAATTTCTCATCAGTAGTTTGATAATTTTCTATATTATTATATTTTTTATATTCATCAAAGAAGAGCTTGATTCCTTTAGTTAATCCTTCGCAATACATTCCATATATTTCAGAATCATCAGCCATTTTATTTATTATATCTATTTATATATTTATATTTTATTTGCTTTACATAGTTAATTATTGGATTTTGCTTGTAAGTGCGTGTTTTATTATAAATATCTAAATAATAATATAGATGCTAATAAAGTTATTTATATAAATGCTTATAGAGTTGTTTATTGGCTCGGTAATAATTGGGGTTATTATTGGGTTGATAGGTATTGGTGGTGGCATATTGTTGCTTCCTTTATTAGTTTATTATGATTTTTCGTTTCAGCAAGCAGTTGCGATATCTCTTTTCTTAAATACGATACCTAACGCATTACCCGGATTATATCTATATTATCAGCACGGATTTTTGGATTTTAATGCGGCTATTATAGTAGCAGCAGGAAGTATCCTTGGTGGAGTTGCCGGAGCTTATATTGGTACAAATAATTTTATAGATGACAAGACATTATATAGAATATATACGGTATTTCTAATAATGACAGCAATATATATGTACTGCTATTATTGTTAAGGCTATTAGACACTATGGAATCTCCCAGATTTTGCGATTATATCATATTTTTATAAAAATTGATATAAGCAATTAAATATATATATTTTTTAACAAAGTATTATTATGAGCAGTGATATGCCCTTGTCCAATGTCCCCCCTACTAATCTTACTCAATTAATTGAAAAAACTTATAGTAATTACGATGGCAATACTACTTACGCAAATACTCTTATTAATACGCTGAAAAAATATCATTTCTGGCCTAACATCAAGGTAAAGAAGTTTAAAAATAACGAGGATATCGTTCTCCTTCATAATAACTATAAGATGAATGATATTTACGAATATAAGGAGTTATACGAGCAGTGCCGAAGTATTGTGTTAGATTTTACACTATCATGTAATAATAATGTTGTAGTTACATATGCCAATTCTATTCCTCGCAGAATTGGATATGATGAATATATTTCGACAAATTACAGCGATACCGACAAATGTTATGAGGCATATGACGGAACTATTATAACTGTTTATAATTATAAAAATCAGTGGTATTTTGGAACATCAAGTTGTCCTGATGCGAATAGTTCAAAGTTCTCGCATCCTACAAAATCGCACGGTAAGATGTTTGATGAGGTACTACATGGTTTGTATAGTAAATCACCAGAAATTGCCGAAATGCTTTCACATATTCCACAAGATGATGTTAGTGATACTCTTCGGGCTATGTTTGCTTCAAATTTGAATCCTGATCATGCATATGAGTTTGTCCTTGTTCATTATGATAACAAGCATATCATTGATTATACTGATGTGCTTGGAGAAAATTATAAGGAGCTTGTACATATCAATACGAAAAACCGTATTACACTTGAAGAATATGATATTAATCAGTCGGCTATTCAAGAGCTCTTTAATATTGGTATAAAATATCCGGCATATTTTGCGGATATTTATCAGGCCAATGTATATATTAATGAGAATAAAAGCTATGGATTGATTATCAAGAAAAAGGTAGATGGTGAGAACTTTTCGCGACTATACAAGATTTCTTCTATGTATATTAATTATCGCGAAGAGACTGACCCGTGTCATCCTAATGTATGGATGAATATTCTTAGTGTATATATGAAAAATAAGCAAAATTATACAATTAAGGATTATATTGCGACATATAATCCAAATATCCAGATTCCTATTGATAATAATGGGAGACAGATTGACCCTACATATCTTGTACATACGATTATCTCAACTATTAAGGATAGTCTTTACAGCTATTATAAATCTAGTACGACTTATAATCCTACTTATAAGAGATACAAGATGAATAAGGAGATGGACAAGCAATTCGCACCAATTATTCAGTATCATTTGGCACAGTTGAGAAATCTACAAATTACAACATTTAACAAGAAGCTTATTACGAGCTCTAATATTTATTACTATTTGTGTCAATGTAATGATGTAAAAAATATTAAGACGCTGATTCAGTTCTTTGCTTCTAATCCGATTAATGAAATGCAATCTCGAACGTCAATGTGTTTCGCAATTATGAATACGTTGATTTCGTAGATGTCGAGGTATTGGGATGTCAAAAATATAAATTGTGAATATAAAAATATATATATCTTAATAAGAATAGATAGAAAGATATGTCGGACTATTTTTCAACACAGGGATGGGTATATATTGCGGTTAGTATTATACTTACTATTGTATCTCTCGGATTAAATATTTATTTAGAAGGCCCTGGATTATATTTAATAGCATATTTTATATATTTGTTTATAATATTATTGACCGCTTATAATATAACTTGTTTAACAAAAGGCGAATGCTATACTTGGAGCTGGATAGTTACTATACTATCTATAATACCTATGATACTTACAATAATCTTAATAGTATATATAATATTATATGAAAAAAATGTATAATTTCATATTTTTTATTTTTTTTAAAAATTGATATATAAGATAAAAATATAATAAACTATATATTAATAGAATGTTTTATAATTATAAGTTTGATTCGTCCGACCCTTCAAATAATCACAGCTTTGATATTCACGATATTGATTTGGCGATTGTCAATGGTATGCGAAGGATAATTATGACTGATATTCCAAATATTGGAGCAATAGGAGAAAAGCTAGAAAATGAGGAGCCTACTGTAAGCGTACTTACTAATACAGGAGCATTACACGATGAGTTTATTATACATCGAATTGGGCTAATACCTATATGTATGACTTCTGATGAAATTGAGAATTATGAGGATAATTCGCTTGTCATTGAATTGAATGTTAATAATACTACAAATAAAAGTATTGATGTGCGAACCTCAGATTTTAAGGCAACTCTAAATGACGTAGAGATTACCGAGAAGAAATTAAGAGAGTTATTTCCACCAAATAAGGTATCAAAACATAATATATTGATTACGAGGTTGAGACCTGGCGAACATCTACATTTAAAGGCTAATATTGTAAAAAGAACTGGGCGAGATAATGCTTCATTTAATCCGGTATCGTTGTCAAACTTTTCGTATATCCAAGATCCTAAGGAAGCCAAGAAATACGAGAGTTTGCTTGATAAAGAGAGAGCATATTATATGAATGAATACGGTGACCCTACGAAGTTCAAGTTTGATATAGAGCATATTAATGTTAATATGGGACCGCGATATTTAATTCCTAAATCACTAGATATTGTTATAAACAAGTTGAATAATCTAATGACCGAATTGGTTAATATTAATACAACAGAAATAGTAAAAATACAGCAATTTCAAGATATTGCTGAGACATATGAGTTTATTATTGACAATGAAGATGATACTCTGGGGAATATTATACAATCGTATGTACATAATAATTATGTGAGAAATAAGAAAACGGTTAATAATATGGCTTGTAAGTTCATAGGATATATATGCCCACATCCTTTAAAATCGACGATGATTATAAGGATAACTCTTGATAATATTACTGATAAATATATGTTTATTGCTTTTATGGATAAAGTATGTAAGGAGATTGTTAGTGAATTCGTTGATATTAAGACAAAATGGAATAAGTTTGCAATTGAGAATAATGTATCATAATTTATATTATTATATATTAAAAGAAAGGGAAAAATAATATGTCAATTAATATCAATGACAATGAGTATATCTTTGAGGAAGAAGAATTGGACGACATTGAATATCTTGAAATAATGAGTTTAGATGATATTATTAAAGACAATCCTTCTTTTATAGCATTATCTCGCGAAGAAATAAAGAGCAGTTTATTTGAATTGTTCGCAAATAAGAAAAAGGCTAATAATATAACAAATCTTTTTTACAATATAATAAATGATATTGATGACAATCGTGGGAAATTGAAAAATTATGATAATTATGTATTTAATGCTGATGCTGAAAAGAATGATTATAGTGCTGATATTGTGGATAATACTGAAGTTGCCAATTTTAACAATCTGAAAAAGAAGACTGTAATAAATCACGATATAGCAAAAGAAAAATATTTTTTTTGTATTAAATACAATAATGATTCAGATAAACTGCGATTTAAGCCTGATGCCAAGATAAATATTACGATAGAACCACGAGATAAGGGATTTCCCATATATTACCCAGTATTCCCAGCAGATGACGTAAATATTCCAATAATTTCTGCTTATTACAAAATACCGAAGACTGTTATAAATGATTATATATATACTAAGATAACATCGCATTTAACAGAAAAGAAGAGTAAGAATGTGAATATCAATTATGTATCTTCGGAAAATTGCCAAAATATTAGCGAATTAATAAAGGGTGTCAAACCAGATATTAACAATATCGTAGAATATCTTAAAGATTGCTTTGAGCTCGATTATTATAACATAGAGAATGTTTTGAACAAGTTTGGAAAATCTTTGGATTTTATTAATAAGGAGGATTTTGATGTTCTATGCGATTATTTGTCGGATGTTATGGGACAATATAAGGAGCGAAAGAATGTATCAAGGCCTGTTAAAATTAAGAAACCAGATATTATAAATAATAAGTTAATTTTTTTTGATAAATTAAACGAGAGTATCCAGTTATTGAACTTATCTGAAAAGGTAATAGATTTTTTGGATAAAAATAAGATGAGTTTGGAGGAATATCGTGAGAATAATATGATGGCTAATAAGATAAAACCATTAACTGATTTGAAGACCTATGAAATAGTAAAAAATATAAGAGATATGGGTATTGGAAACTTAGATGATAACGAGGTAATATTAGAGATATTAGATATTATAAAGCATTCATTAAAAAATAGCAATATATTAGAGGCTATACAATCTATAGATAGCATATTGAAGACTTATGAAAAGAAGGAGCTTGTAGTAAAAAGCTATGAAATTGCTCGAAAGGAAAATGAATATTCGCGAAATCACATATTTGATTATGACAAGGACGGAAAGCAATATTTAATATCATATCGCGAACACAAGGATATCATAGATAGCCATTATAATGATAAGAATGAGGGAATTCCTATGATAGAGTTTGAGACATATAATGCTTCTGGTTATGCCAATGATGCTAATGATGCCAATGATGCTAATGATGCCAATGTCGGCGAAGGAATGGGAGGCACCGGAGACAGCGTAGGCACAGAAGATATAGGATATATAATGGGGTTTAATGAATTAACAAAGTATGATATAGAGAAATATATAACTAATATTAATTATAAGAATGAGCTTGGATTTGTAGATAGTTTAGCAAATTTGTTGAATATCCTAAATAATATTGGTAAATCGGCAAATATTGAGTTTGATTATGATGGTTTATGTAGCGAGCTTTTTAAACATAATCGCAGTATCTCAAAAAGACGGGATTTGTATATGAAGGTTTTTCAAATTAATGGCTTAGAAATGAGTGAGGAAATACTCAATTATTTGGATAAATTATCTCCCAAATCTATATTGATATTAATAAATAATAGATATAAACCTTTTTCTGATATTGATGATACTGCCGAGGCTGTTATAGTATCTTGTAATAAATTATGGTTAGAGGAGTTTAATGATATGTTCTTAAATGCGTTGGCGTATTGTATAATTAACCTACAAGATAAGATATTAAATGATTCTATATTCATAGATGTTGATTATTTGAATGGTAATTTCTTGAGTTATTGGGATAACTGTGGTTCTCCTCTTAATAAAAAGGAAGATCGCGGAGTTATGCCTTACCTCATAAAAGTTGCTGAAGATTATTTAATAAATAGCAATAATGAGTTTTTAATAGAAACCGATAATATGTTTAAAATGACTTACAAAGTAATAGAGAAATATTATTCGGAAAATCTCGAAAAAATGAAGAAGAAGGATGATATATGTCGGGAAAAAAAGAAGGAACAGCGGGGCATAATAGAGAGAGATAAATTAGTTGGCTTATTCAAAAATAAAGAATGTGGAAGAGAGTTGAGATTATGTAGAGATCAATATATTAACGCATTGATATATATGCCAGATGTTAATTATAAAAAGATACATAAATTTTTAAATGGCTGTTGCTTAAAGAAGCTTGATGATAGCTTTAACGAAGATATTGATTTAAAAAATGCGAATCGCCTGGATTTGATAGGATTTAAGAAAAAATATGCCGAGAAAAAGATGACAAATAAGCCTCGTGATTTGAGATTCATTCCTAAAAAAATGGTAGTTATCGAAGATGATACAGAGGGCGACGATGAAGAAAATATTGAGCGTATATATTTGGATGATTATATATATTATGTAAATAATAATTCTAATATAGTTAAAAGATGGCTTAATGAAATGAAGAAAAAGAATAATAGTATTTTTCCCGAGAATATTATAAAAGATTTTGAGAATGGAAATATAAAATCTATTAAAAATAATATAATATCTAATGTTGGTTTATTGACAAAAACCTCAAAAAATACGGGAGATGAGTTTATTGATAATTTTAATAATGTTAGGAAGACCTCTAAGGGCGGAAAAGGAGCTTCATCTAATGATAAAATAAAATATGTTAATATAATTCGTGCTATTATAAAAACCCTTTATAATAGCCTGAATAAGGATAATAATAGCGAGGAAATTAATGTATTGCTTACTAATTCTATAAAAGATTTAAGGGATATTATAATAGATTTGAAAGAATTGAATAAAATATATAACGATGATATCGAGAATGATATAGATATTATAAATAAATATATTGTAAGTAGAGCTTTATGCTGTCCTTTTAATATTGATAATACATTAAATGGTAAAATAATATCAGATATTATAAGCAGTCAATATATAAATAAAATAACAGCAAGCATATATAAAAATGTTTTAGAGATAATCAAAATAAAATTTCCAACAATAGAGGAAAACATAGATTTTTTGAATAAACAGCGTGAAAAAAACAAGCAGGAAAAAATAAAGGCTTTTAATAAAATAACAGTAGAAGAAAATGCTCTAATAAAAGAGCTGAAAAAAGCAGGATTTAAACAGGAAATACTCGGCGATAACAAAGATAATGAAGAAGAAATAATTGATAATGTTATAGAACCAAGTAAAAATAACGAAGAGTTTAACGAGATTAACGAGTTTAATGAAATATTCAATGATAATATGGGAGGCGCTGGAGGAAAACAAGATATGAATGATGAAAATATGCTTATGACATATGATAGAGAAGATGATGATGAAAATATGGACACAGAAGATATGGGGTTCTTATATAATTAAATAAAGCTATTTTACTATTTATAATTTTTATTTTTTATGTAATCTTATGTAATCTTATGTAATCTTATGTAATCTTATGTAATCTTATGTAATCTTATGTAATCTTATGTAATCTTATACATTTTCTCCAGCACCGAATATTTTAGTATCGGCACCAGTAGCCTGCTGTGTTGTAGCTAAATCGTTTTTTGGCGGGGCAGTTGATATATTTACAAGGGATGCTCCTTGTGCTACCATATGTATAGCCTGTGAAGTTTGTGCCATTTGTAATCCTTGTTCTGATTGTCCAAATAGTGATGGCATAGGAACCTGCGATAGCTGTTGTAGAGTCCCTTCTTTTTTGCTTCCACTGAGTCTTTTGGAAATACCAGTATTGCCTATAATGCCATTTAATTGTATAGGTATATGTCTATCGGCTTCACTAAAACATTTGGCAACTTCTATTTTATATTTTACGGGTATCTCTTCAAATGAGCAATCCTGTATTAAATTATCGTATTTTAGTGATAGGAGGTTGTATGTTTCTTTTGAGACAGTGCCATCACACGCTTCTATTTCTTGAGATAAAAGCATAAATTGTTGCGATAATTTTTTAAATATTTCAAATTTTTCGCTCGCTTTTATGCTATTTGTAAGAGACATTATAAGAACACTGACGGCATTTACTATAATATTTGGAATTTTGATGGCATTTGCGTCTTCGCTGATACTGTTTATGATACACATAGTTGAACTAGTTAATACTAAAGGTATATTGAAACAGAACTTAACAAAACTCCAATGAGAAGATGCCTTAGTACATAATAGTGTCATAGATTCGCATTTATCCAATAATTTATCAATGTTATGCATTATTTTTTGGTTATTCTTAGTTTATCTAATAATATGATATTTTTTTTATTTGAATTATTATATTAGAGATAAGCGTATGAATATAGAAGTTAAAACGAACGACTGGGTTCTTCCAAATAGAGTTGGTTATAACAAGAAAATATATGATATATTCCATCCTTCAAAATATCATAAAGCCTCTAAAGTATCGAAAGTAGCTAAAGCATCGTGTGAATGTACAAAAGATTCTTGTGAATTAGATGTATCCAAAGTGTCTCTTTTTCCACAGCAAAGGATTGTTAAAGATTATATGCAATTTGATAGTCCTTATAGAGGCATTTTGTTATATCATGGTTTAGGTTCAGGTAAATCTGCCGCATCAATAGCAGCATCTGAAGGATATATAAATCGCAAAAATGTGATTATTATGACACCTGCTTCATTATCGCAAAATTATGAGAATGAATTGATGAAGATATCAACTATAGGGTTAAATCTTAAAAAATCTTGGACTTGTTTAAGAGTTATTAAAACAAATGCTAAGATGATGGAACAGCTCAAATCATATGCTATAGATAAGCAAATGATAAAAAAAGAGGGTACTGTATGGGTACCGTTATATAAGAAAGATATAGATGATGCTGAGATAGTTATTGATAATATTAAATATTCTGATATGACTTCAAATGACAAAGAGGATATCAAAAAGACTATAACACATATAATAAGAAATAGGTATAAGTTTATAAATTACAATGGCATTACTATGAAAATGATAAAAGAAATGGGAGATAAATCTTTCGATAATTCCTTTATAATAGTAGATGAAGTACATAATTTTATAAGCAGAATAGCCAATGGTTCCAAAATAGCTATGAAAATATACAATAATATTGTTAGTGCCAAGGATGTTAAATTAGTATTATTGTCAGGAACACCGATAATTAACCACCCTTATGAAATATCATTTTTAATCAATTTATTAAGAGGTCCTATGATGACTTACAAAATACCTATAATAGATGGCGTAGCCGACAAGAATGAAATAATAAAGAAGTTGTCAAAGGCAAAATTATACGATTATGTCGATGAATTATATCTTGATAATAAGAATCTCAATATTATATTATTGCCTATAAATTATGTTCGTAAAGATGATACTTCGGCTTCAATAGTTAAAAAGGAATGGGCAAAAGATGAAGGAGCTATTATAAAAGATATAATAAGGGCTATTAATAATGATGAGGACTCTGTATCCGCAAAGTCTGCGAAGGCTGCGAAAGCTGCGAAGGCTGCGAAAGCTGCGAAGGCTGCGAAGCAAAAACACGGAAATAAAATAGATGTAAATAAGCCTTATTTGATAGTAACAAATGGAACAACGGGTTCATTGAAATCTAAGATGGCTGATGAAATTATTAAGTATTTAAAGCTAAGCACAACAAATACAAAGATAAATATAGATGATTTGGTATCAAAGAATAAGGAATATAAGAAACGCATATTAGATATAATCAAGAAGGTAGCGAAGGAATGTAATAATAATAAGGCTTGTATATCTAAAAAATATGATAATCCAGATGATAAACTTATTGAAGATTTTAGCAAGGCTTATTATGATGTAAGGAAGGGCGAGGGTGGCATTAGTTGTACAGATAGTTTCAATAACTCTTGTGATAAATTAAATGATTTCAACTTGGAAAGTGCGTTAAAAGAAAGCAGGAATATTATTTTTGAATCTCAAGGTCTATCAGTTCCATCGTGGTTACTGTCTCAGCCTTATTTAACCGAAAAATATAATGTTATATTTGGATATTCTCTTGCTCCTATTAAAAAAATTGTTGATGTTATTAAAAAGCGGGCTAAAGCAAGAATAGACAAGTATCTCAAGAATCCTGAAGAAGATGCGCCGAGAATGCCTTCATTTGATAAAAAATTATTAGGAAATAACATAAAGAATATTATAGCTACATTAAAGGAATTGCGTAAAAATTGTATTAATGAAGTAGAATACTTTAAATGCGGTAATAAGAAGATAGACAAGCTTCTAATATATGAGACTGACAAGGATTTTAATTTTAATTTAGTATATGATGACAATGATGACAATGATATAGCAGATTCTGAGTTTGAAAAGATGATATATGATATTGTTAAAATGAATGCGAAGGGCAATTTTGAAGAATCAGCTATATCTTTGAGCACTAAATATGAAACTGAACATAATTATGCTTTGCCCAGTAAAAAAGAGGATTTTTCCAAGTTTTTTATAAATGACGATGATGCTGAAAATATCAAGGTAATTAACGAGGATTTATTTAAAAGGCGCATATTAGGTATATTGAGTTATTATAAGACATCGGGTTCTGAATTATTTCCGTCACTATTACCCGAAACTATTAGAAATATGTATATGACTGACCATCAAATCAAAAAATATGTAGATGTTCGTATTAAAGAAATAGCAATGGATGAAAAAAAGAAGAAATTTGGCAACAAGGGAGCAACCGAAATTAGCTCAGTATATCGTGCGTTCAGTAGATTAGTATGTAATTTCGCATTTCCCGATGAAATACCGCGCGAATTTCCTCAGGATATAAGGACATTGAAGAAAAAAGAGATTGCTATGAATGAAGAAGATGAAGCTAATAGCAAGGATAGTAAGGAAGATAAAAATGCCGAAAGTGATAAAAAGAAGTTCAATAAAGAGATAGATGCTGAATATAACAAAAAATTAACGAAGGCACTAAATGATTTAAAGAAGGGTGATTATTTGGAAAAGAATAACTTGCGAAAATATTATAGCCCTAAGTTTGCACAAATGTTAGAAGATGTAAATACATCTCCCGGAAGCGTTCTTGTGTATTCGCAGTTTCGTGTCGTAGAGGGTTTGGGAATATTCAAGGAAGTTCTAAATAAACATGGATATGTAGAGATTAATGTTGTAAAGAATGATGAATACGGATATATATTAGAAGACCCTGATGTATTTGATGAAAAATATGACAATAAGCGATATGTTATGTTCAATTCAGATAGGGAAAAGACTAATATATTAATGAATCTATTTAATGGAGATTTTGCTAATCTTCCTGATACTATAAGAAGTAGCTTGCCAAATAAAGGTGAAGGTTTAGAACAAAGATATGGAAAGATTGTCAGGGTTATGATGATTACACAATCTGGTGCTGAGGGCATATCATTGAAGAATGTAAGACGTGTATTAATTACCGAATATTTCTGGAATTCCGTCCGTATAGACCAAGTAATAGGGCGTGCTGTTCGCACGTGTAGTCATATGGGATTGCCGGTAGAAGATAGAAATGTTGGGGTTTATAAATATATTATGAAATTTACTAATGATCAACTAATTACTAATCCGACACTTAAAATAAAGGATGCTGAATTATCTACTGATGAGCATATATATGATAAGGCAAACAAAAAAGAGGAGTTAATTAAGAATTTCTTGGATATGTTAAAATCATCTTCAATAGATTGTGTGATACACGCTGATGTTAATAAGCCTCTAAAGAATGGCTATAAATGCTATAACTGGCCTATAAATATGAAGGAAGATAAATTAGCATATACACAGAATATATTGAATGATGGAAAGATAACCCAATATAAAAACTATGAAAGGGTGAAAACTGATAAAGGCAAGGTTGTATCAAAAGATGGTGTAAAATATGTGCTATTAAATGGCAAGTTATATGATTACAATAGTTATAAAAATGCGGGGATATTATTGTTAGCCTAAAATAGCAATTAGCTAAAACATATAAATAATAAATTATAGTAAATAAGAAGCATATACTTATTTTTAATAATAAATATAAATGAACGATATAATATTTAGATGTATTAACAATATTAATATGGAAAATGATATAGCATATGATATTGAAAATATGGAAAATATTAATATAGTTATAGAAGATTTAAGAGATTTAAGAGAAGACCAAGAAGTCTTACCAACTGATAATGCTGGATGGAATATTAGAGATGAAGCAGATATTACAGATATAATAGAAAATGCTTTAAATGTCATAGATACTGCTGAAGATGTCGTAGAAGACGCAGCAGGTGTAGCTGATGTTGCTGATGCTGCTGATGTAGCTGATGCTGCTGATGTAGCAAGTAATTTTGTAGGAACAGGAAGATGTATATGTAGATATAATAATTTTAATTTATGTGACCGTATTACAGGAAATAATTTATTATATTGTAGATATCATAAGAATACTAAGATAGATTATATACACAAGATATATTATGATGTATTTAAGGATAAAAAAGATATAGCGATAGGAGATTTATATATGTTATATAAACATATTAATAATATTGGACATATCAAAGAATTATATATAACTTTATTAAAAAACATACCATTCAAGATATTATTAAATATAGCTCAAAAGAATCATATAATATCAAATGAACGTAAATATAGTAAAAACGAGATATATTTACGTCTTTATAATATTAATAAAAATACTTACGAATTAGAAGGGAATCACATAAATATAGAAACATTACATAAGATACAGCAAAAGCTCAAAGATAGATTGAGAGATAGAATAAAAGATAGGATTAAATACAGACTACGTGATAATATATTTAATTTAGAGGATTATAAAAAAGGGCTTTCAAGTGGCGATGAATATATGAATAGCGAGGAACTTTTTACGGGAGAGAATATATGTGATATACCCCCTAAAAGATTATATATAATATGTAGCAATAATAAAAATGACAAAACATTGGAAAGAACCGAGAGAACCGAGAAGTATATATTTGATGCTGTAGAATTGGAATATTTTGTTAGAAAATGTAGGGAAAATAAACAAGATCCTTATAATCCTTATAATCGCGATAAATTAGATGAAGACTGTTTAGATAATCTTTATATTTTTATAAAATATAATAATCTTACAATCAAAAACGATGAATATATGTGGGAAAACAATATGCATGCTTTTACAGAATTATCATTGGAAATAGAAAGAAGAGGATTTTACAATAGCCCCGAATGGTTTGATAAATTAAAAGATGCGGATTTTCTAAAAATAATAAAATATTTTAAATTATTCTCAACTAATATTCCAGAAAGTAATAAGTATTTTAATGAAATTAGAGCAGATACCTTGATATTTGATTTTTGCAAAGATGCTATAAAGATGTTTAAAGAATGTAATGAAGAATATTATATATTATGCTGTAATTTTATTAAGGCTATGGCATTATGTTCTAATAACTTTTATAATAATTTGCCTGCTTGGCTATTAGCAAATGGTACTGGCGTTGCTGGCGTTACTAGCGTTGCTGGCGTTGCTGGTGGAGCCGTAGATAATATGGGAATTGGTCGTATTATTGATAATATTCGTATAAATACAAATCTCGAAACTTTGATGAGAGCAATGAATAGAAATAATGCTTCTGAATTAGCAAATAATTTTTTATTATATTATTATGTAGAATATATTTAAAGTTGCTATATGAATATAAACGCAAATACATATGATATAAAATATACTCCTGATTTTGCTTATACTCCAATAAACTCTCAATCTCTAATACATACTCAAAATGTAATGGAAGAAAAACAAAAAAATACAATAGATACATATATAAGCAAGTTTAAAACATCATTCTATGGTTTTTTATTATTTATAATTTTATCTCTTCCTGTGGCATATAAAATATTAGATATGATAGGAAAAATAATATCACAGAATATAGAAATATATGACTTTGAAACAGAAGAACCTTCGCCGTTAGGACGAGTAATAATGGGGTTAATTGTTTTATTACTATTATTTATCTTATAAATAACATAGAATACATAGAATACGCAGTTATTTACTTTTTCTTAGTAGGAGCAACCTTTTTAACTGCCTTCTTAACCGGTTCAGGCTCAGGTTCAGGTTCAGGCTCAGGTTCAGGCTCAGGTTCAGGTTCAGGTTCTTCAGCCTCAGCTTCTTCAGGATCATCTTCTTCTTCCTCTTCTTCCTCTTCTTCCTCCTCTTCTTCATCATCTTCATCATCTTCATCTTTTGAGATTACAGGAGGCTGAACAACAGAAGTTGCTACTACTGTCTTCTTTTTGTCTTGTGAAACAGATACAGGTGTTGCCACAGCTACTTTTGAAATTACCTCAGTATCTACATCAATATCTTCTTCGTCTTGATCATCTTCATTTTCTTCATCACTATCCTTTACAAATGTAATCTTTGAAGTGTTAACCTTTTGAAACTTGGCAGAAACAATCTTCCAACTACATCCAAACATTCCAGCAGAGAACCAAAGACCATTCAATTGGATAATAAATTGCGCCTTTCCTCCCTTAAGATTTGCGACATAGTCCTTGAAATCAACCTCGTTATTATCCATATCATAACAATCAAAGTCAAACTTGTCTTCTTCAGAATTATACGGAATCTTAGCCTTGAAAGTAGGAGGATATTTATCAGCATACATACCAGTTTCTTTATCCTTATCACGACGAACAATAGGACTAAACATATTCTCAATAGCACCCTTATTACCTTCAAAATTCTTCTTAAACCAAGCTACACTATTCTTACTGGCATCTTCGCAGATTTTATTTTCAAGTTCAACCAACTTATCGTGAAATGCTTGGACTTTTGGATTTTCATCCATACCCTTGAATGACGCCGTAATATCGTACTTACGAGCTTCATCCTTACGCTTAGGGTCATCCTTGATAAACTGAGTATTATCATTGACGCCATAAGGAATTGATAGAACAGGGGTTTGAATATTGATTTTGGAACCTTGGTAATTAAGATAAACAGACTTAGCACCTGATTTCATAACTTTCATTTCAGAATACTTAATCTTGTCGACATTGAATTGCTTGGGGAGGAGAACGTTCATCGTTGTATATATATATTAATTAATCTTTATATAGACTATCAATTTTTATTATTTTTTGTGTCATTTTTTAAATTGAAAAAAATTGACAAAAACTTAGTAT